TGGCGTTGGCGCGCCACCGGCCGGACCCACTTGTTACAGGGTGTCGGCCAGGTCTACGCCCGGCGCTTGGTCGGGGCGGTGGGCATTGCCCAGCACCTTTCGCATTTCGTCCGCGATGTACGCGGCTACGGCGGCGACGTGGTCAAGGGTGATCGGGGAGGGCTGATCGGTGTCCAGCAACGCAAGCAGATCTGCTGCGCGCTGGGCCTGCCACAGCCGGTCGATATCGAGTTCATGCACGCAGTAGTGGATGCTGTTCTGCACCTCGGCCGGCGTACGGGCCGCGTCGCGGATGTACGCGCTCATGAAAGCGCTCCCCGGCCGGCGTTCGGCACGGTGGCCTGGCAATGCTCCCACCGGGCTTTGACCTGATCGATGGCGGTCTGGATCTCGCCCAGGGTCAACTCTGCCGGCGTCTTTCCAGCGCCGAGCAGGCGCGCAAAAAGACCCTGCCAGCAGGCATGGTTCCATTCGGTGGTGTCGGCGATCTGGCCGAAAAAGTGTGCGAGCTGGCGCGCAGCATGAGCTGGCGCAACTTGGGTGTCGTGCGACATCGGAGACGTCTCCTAGGCTTGAGATGTGATCTCGGGGAGACGTTCTTACGCGCCGCACCGAGAGTGTCGGGAGGTTAAGAACCGAGCCTAGTCGGCGGGCCTGATTCCCCTTTCGGGTGTTGTATTCGGCCCCCTCCCGACGCAGGAAAATGCGTCGGCCGCCCGGATTAAGGGCGCAAAAAAACCGCGATGTCTGACGGGCG